TAGACCTAAAAAGATTAACGTACCTAAAGGGTATGACAGTCGATGGGAGTATGACATTCATTTAGGTATACTTCAAGACTGGAAACACCATTGGGATGTCATACAATATGTCGTTGAACATAAATATGAAGCTGACTTTGTTAGAGACATAGATGGTAAAACAATTTTATTGGAAGCTAAAGGTAGGTTTTGGGACCACGCTGAGTACAGTAAATATATTCATATTAGAAAAGCATTACCAAAAAATACTGAGTTAATATTTTTATTTCAAAAACCTTTCTCTCCTATGCCGGGAGCAAAGGTAAGGAAAGATGGGACAAAAAGAACACATGCTGAATGGGCTGAAACAAATAACTTTACATGGTATAGCGAAGAGACTTTACCGAAGGAATGGAAAAATGAGAAAGAGTAATTATAAATTTAATGAAGACAAACTATTACAAGAGCTTAAAGGATACATTGATGCTACATACAGTCAGCATTATGCATCCGATAAATATCAGGCTACCGATGTTATTATTGATTCGGGACATGGTGAGGGCTTTAGTCTTGGTAATATTATGAAGTACGCTAAACGCTATGGAAATAAAGATGGAAAGAATAGAAAAGACTTGCTAAAAATCTTACACTATGGTATAATAATGCTTAACATTCACGACACAGAGAACTCATAATGGTAGATGATAAAGTAGGTATCAAGGAATATCTTGGTATAAAAATAAATTATAGTAACGAAAAAAATTTAGATAAGTTCAGCCTTGACACACTTAAGGATAGATACTTATGGGAGAATGAAACACATGCACAAGAAGCATTTGCCAGAGCATCAGTCTTCGCAGCCACCTACAAAGGGAACACAGATTTTGAATTGGCTCAAAGACTTTATCACTACAGTTCCTCTTGTTGGTTCATGTTTAGCACTCCTATACTTAGTAACGGGGGAACAAGTCGTGGTCTTCCTATTAGCTGTTTCCTCAATTATGTACCTGATAGCAGGACTGGTCTATCAGATCATTATGACGAGAATATTTGGTTGGCAAGTTCAGGTGGAGGTATTGGTGGATATTGGGGAGACATCAGGAGTAACGGTGTTTCTACTACTCACGGTAGTAAGTCTACTGGTTCAATTCCTTTCATCCATGTCGTAGATTCACAGATGTTAGCCTTTAATCAAGGCACCACAAGACGTGGTTCTTATGCAGCTTACATGGACATATCTCATCCAGAGATTGAAGAGTTCATTAACATGCGTAAAGAATCAGGTGGAGATATTAATCGTAAGAATCTTAATCTTCACAACGGTATTAACATTACCAATGAGTTCTTGAAAGCTGTTGAAGATGATGCAGACTGGAGATTGGTAGACCCTAAAAGCAATGAAGCTATTAAGGTTGTTAATGCTCGAGACTTATGGTGGCAGATCATTAATGCTAGAGCAGAGACAGGTGAGCCTTACATGGTCAACATCGATAGATGTAATGAAGCTTTACCAAAAGAACAGAAAGATTTAGGATTAGAAATCAAACAGAGCAACCTTTGTTCTGAGATTACTTTACCTACAAATGAAGAGAGAACAGCAGTATGTTGTTTATCTTCTGTCAACTTAGAATACTTTGATGAGTGGAGTGAGAACCCTGTATTCATTGAAGATTTAATTACCATGCTTGACAATGTTCTTCAACATTATATTGATAACGCTGTCGACACAGATAACTTAGGAGAGTACAATGCAAACTTTAAAAGGTTTCAAAAACATATTAAGCCGGGCAAAGAAGGGTTTCTTAAATCTGCCTACTCTGCTTATCGAGAAAGGTCGTTGGGTCTCGGTGCAATGGGCTTCCATTCGTATCTCCAATCACGCAACATTCCTTTTGAAGGTATCTTCGCTACGGGTTTCAATTATAAAGCTTTTAAATACATTAAAAAACAGGCAACCAAAGCTTCTGAAAGACTTGCAGACGAAAGGGGTGAAGCTCCTGATGTCAGTGGCAGTGGCAGGAGGAACGCTCATCTACTCGCTGTTGCTCCTAACGCTAGTTCTAGTATCATATGTGGTGGTACTTCTCCTTCGATTGAGCCATATCGTGCTAACGTTTATACGCACAAGACTCTCAGTGGTTCGTTCCAAGTTAAGAACAAATACTTAGAAGAAATATTAGAAGATAAAGAACTAAGTAAAAAAGAACTTGAGCTAGTGTGGAAAGACATAGCAGCAAACGAAGGTTCAATACAACACATGGGACATGTCTTCACAGACGAAGAGAAAGACATATTTAAAACAGCCAATGAAATAGATCAGATTTGGATTGTTGAACATGCAGCTAAACGTCAAGAGTTTATTTGTCAAGCACAGTCAGTTAATCTATTCTTTACTATACCTACAGCCACCGAGCCACAGGAAGTACACGATGAGTATATGCAGTATGTTAATGATGTACATTGGTATGGTATGAACAAACTAAAGTCTTTATATTACTTCAGAACTAATGCTGCTCGTAATGCAGAAAATGTAAACACTAAAGTTCAGCGTATTAAATTAGATGATGCTGAATGTATAGCTTGTGAGGGTTGATATGGATTGTTGGCATTGTGGAACACAATTAATATGGGGTGGAGATCACGACATAGAAGATGAGAACGATGAGTACATCATGGAAACTAATTTAAGTTGTCCTAAATGTAATTCTGCTGTTATCGTTTATTTACCAAAGGATTAATATGAAACAATCAGAATTTGATAAGGTGTTTAGTCAGAAGTTTTCTGGCTTTACAAGTAGGATGTGGTTAGATTATTGTGATGAAAATAATAATCCATTCGCAAAAACAAAAGATTACGCAGGATACGTAATTGAAAATTTAAAATATTTAGTTAAGAGATTTAACAAGGAGAACAGATGAGCTTATTAGACACGAGAGATTACTACAAACCATTCGATAATCCTTGGATGTTTGACTACTATGTCTTACAAAACCAAATGCATTGGATGCCGGAGTCAGTACCATTACATACAGATGTTAAAGATTGGCAAGAGTTAGACTCAAAAGAAAAGAATTTACTAACACAAATCTTTAGATTGTTTACGCAGTCTGATGTAGATGTAGGTGCAGGTTATGTTGATAGATACATGCGTATCTTTAGAAAGCCTGAAGCTAGGATGATGATGGGTTCGTTTGCGAACATGGAGTCTATCCATCAACACGCTTACAGCTTGTTACTTGATACAGTTGGTATGCCTGAGATAGAGTACAAAGCTTTTGCAGAGTACGAAGAGATGGCAGATAAACACGAGTACGTACATAAGATTAAGACAACTAAGTCTGATAAGAAAAGTATTGCAAAAACTTTAGCAGTCTATTCAGCTTTTACAGAAGGACTACAGTTGTTCTCAAGCTTTGCAATCTTGTTAAACTTTCCAAGGTTCGGTAAGATGAAAGGTATGGGACAGATAGTTACTTACTCTATACGTGATGAGTCTATGCACGTTGAAGCTATGACTAAGTTGTTCAGAGAATTTATACAAGAGAACTTAGATATCTGGACAGATGATTTTAAAGCAGAACTCTACGAGATTTGTAGACAGATGGTAACACTAGAAGATAAATTCTTAGACCTAGTGTTTGATATGGGAGACCTTGAAGGTCTTACCAAGAAAGATATGTATGCTTACAATAGATACATAGCCGATAGAAGATTACTACAGTTAGGATTAAAAACAAACTATGACCAACGTGAGAATCCTCTAGGTTGGTTGGATGAAGTGATGGGTGTTGAACATCAGAACTTCTTTGAAGGTCGTGCTACTTCTTATATGAAAGCAGGACTACGTGGTAGACAGGATAAAATAACCTTTGCAAACTTGGAGAGTGATAATGGTTAATAAAAGTGAAGCGAACTTAGTAAGTTTTAAAGTGCTTCTTACACGTAACAATGATATCGTTACAGAGTTTAGTATGTTACCAGAGGATATGGTGGATGAAATATTTCCACCTGATGAAAGAGATGTTATAAAAACTATCCTACGTAATGGTAAGTTAAAGATGGGAGACTTACATAATTATTTTCAAAGAGAGTTAAACGTACTTAAGTAATTAACTTCCTTGAGTAATCTTTATAACAGAATCTCCACCACCATTTATCTTAACTGTGTTAGAGATACCATTCTGAATAAAGATAACGGTATAGCCTTGACCGGAGTCTAGATCAACCTTTACTGATTGTTCTACGCTTCGGGTCAAGCTTATCAATTCACCCTGTACCAACGTAATAATTTGAGTAGTAGTATCTTGACCATAAGCTGTACCTACTACACGAGTCACAGTCTTTTGT